TAAGTTTATTAGTTGCAGCAGTGATGGCTTTGACATCGCCTGAAGCAATAGCCTCGTCTAGTGCAAGGATGCTCTGCTTAACTCGTAATCGAGCCAAGTCATTTGTAACTTGAAGTAGTTGTGCTTGGCTAGTTACCTTGCCTAGTTGTTCTGCTTGGTTTATCTCAGCTGCTTTTAGCTGGATCTTTTCTAAGTCAAAAACTTCTTCGCCTTTACCAAGCGCAAGGTTAGCCTTATCGATGGCAAGTTTTAACTGCTTGGCTTTAAGTTGCTTTTGTTCTTCTGCTGTTAAAACTTTAGCGTTCTTAACTATCTTGGCTGTAAGGCCAAAACCCTTCTCGAAGGCTGTTGCACTAGCTGCTGCTGTGTAGTCGAGTTCAGCAGTTACTTTGCCTAAGTCTCTAAGGATTTGGAAGTAAGAACCAATGATCGGAATCATGCCGATGTTGAAAGATGAAACACCCGGCAGGCTCTTAAGTTTTTCTGTCAAAACACCAATACCGCGAATGACATCGGCTGTGTAGAGTGCAGCCGCTTCCATATTTTTAGCCAGATCATCTACTGAGTCCTGATCTCCCAAGCCTTTTAAGGCATCAATCAAGCCAGTGCCAATAATCTCGGAGGCGTTAGCAGAAGCAACTGCTAATTTATCTATCGAACCTTGGTAACTGTTAGCCGCTGCTGTGGCAGATCCGGCGAAGGTTGTTGTTAAATCATCTGTAATGGACTTAAAAGATTTAGACTTTAAATCAGCCTTAGATATTCCAACACCGAGCTTAGATAAGGCTGTGTTGTTTCCAAGATAAGCCTTGCTCAACGCTGCTGTAACAGATCCAAGATCCTTGCCAGTTGAGGCTGAAATGTCTAGAGCAAGGTTAAGAAGTCTCTGTGCTTCCTGAGTATCCTGAACCGCTACCGCTAAACCCTGATAAGCCGGGCGAAGATCATCATCAAGAATGCCGAATTCGCTTTGTAATCTCTGAATGTAGGCTTCTGAAGATGCTGCATCTCGGCCAAGCCCGACATTGCGTAGAGCTAGTGCTAACTGGTTCTGTGCCTTCTCATCTGCTGCGGCAGCCTTGATCGCGTTCTTGCCATAAGCAATGACCGCTGCGCTACTGAAAGCCAAGCCAAAAGTCTTAGCAAGTGTTTTGACATTCTTGGTCAGTTTGTCTGTTGCTGTGTCTGCTTGCTTGAAAGCCTTATTGCCTACGAACTCTGCGGCAATGTCAATCATTACATTAGCCATGAGTTATACCTTTGCTCTCGCGTTTAGTTTGTCAGCTGCATCGGCAATGGCTTTAAGCACTGCTTCTCTAGCTTTGCCATTGTTTTCCTCATAGGCTCTAAATATGGCGCGACCTTCCATTTTCTGATCGCCTTTCATTTGAGACCCATACTTAGAATTTTGATTCTGTACAAAGCGTGATGTTGGAGTCTTACGCCCCATGGTTTCATAAATAGCACCGGCAGCAGTTTTGTTAAACACGCGAGCCAAGGATCTAAAACCTCTACGGTTAGGCTTGGATGGTGTTGTCTTATAGCCGATACCAGCCTTGGCGATGCGGGCGTTGTAAGTAGGAAAGCGAGCAGCTGAGTTTTCTCTAGCAAGCCAGCCGCTTAAAACTTGACCATCATCCGGCAGATAACCTTTAGCTGCTTTAGTAATTGGCTTAAGAGCTGCTGCAACATCTTTAGGCAATTGCTTAGCAAGATCAGGACTGAACTGGCGCAAAGCCTTACGGAGTTTAATGCCGCCCTTTACGCTTGCTGGCATCACTGACCTCCTTTGCTTCATCCTTGAGACCTTGCAGAAGTGCATCAAACATGGTCTTATCTAATTCTAATAACTGCTGTGGCGCGATCCCCAACCTTATGCTTAGCCTAGCAATTAGGTAGGTGAATGGTTGATCGCGCTTTAAGCTAAAGGGTCTGAGTCTAGTACCTCAACACTTTTCAGCGTTTCGATAAAGTCAATCCCAAAAGGCTTAACAGATTCACCTGCTCTGCGTGTAACTTCCCATGCTAACCAATAGACATCGCTTTGCTTTTCTTCATCACGAAACGCCTTATGGAAACCCTTTTTAGCGTACTGCTCAAACGCATACTCCACTGCTGGAGTGATCTCGCCTTCTAGCACGCTTCCGTCTGTACGAACGATCTTTAGTTTTGCCATGGTTTTGCCCCTTTAGTTTAGTTTTAGAATGTGCCTGTTGTCGCTACTGCAACTGTTGAGTTAGCAGTAAATGTAATGCTCATGCTCCCGATATCACTAACAGCACCGTTAATGTCGGTGGTGTTGTTAATCAACAGAGAAACGGTATAGAGAGGGTTGGTTGCAGAAACTGCTGTTCCCTTTGTCTGTAGGAATACAGCTGTAACTGTTGTTCCCCATGCAGCCTGAAGTGTCTGCAGTACATTTGCTGTTGCTGTGTCGTTTAGGAAATCGATTGTCACTGTTGATGACTCTAGACCCTTTACGAACTTGTGAGATGAGTCACCCATTGCGGTTACTTCTAGCTCATCAAATACGCGGTTGATTGTTACTGCTGTGACATGGTCTGAAAGATCGACTGAGTTAATCTTCACACCTACATTGTTATTTAGAAATACAGCCATGAGATTATTCCTCGTCCTTCTTAGTAGTTGCTGGCTTTGATGCTGCTGGTGCTACCTGCCCGATTTTGATCAGGAAGGCTTCGTTTTCTTTTTCCCACTCGGACATTTTAACTCCAACTCGTTAGGATTGATACGGACATCTCGCAGCTGAGTAGGTCACCCGAAGCAGCGTTGAGAATACTTGGTGCGCTTATTGCGCTTACATTATAGACCAGAGATGATGCGGCTAACTTAGCGAACACGCCACAAACAGTATCTTCGATCCCGTTAAGGTTGCCTTCATTGTCAAACAATGGCACTGTCATAATAATCTTAAAATTAGCAGTAGGACTGATAGTTATATGCTGGTTATTGTTAGGTGTTAGATAAGGATCATCTGGAGACACAATGACAGAATTAGCCAATACTGTGGCCGGAGGAAAGGCAAAGGTCTGCCATTTAGAGTTATCTACTAGCGCAGTGGCTAAGGTAGTGCGTAAGGTTGTTATGGCTACTGGAGGCATGAACTACCCGATCATGCTGGTAGGCGCGAGCGCGTGGGAAATCAAGCCCCTGATCTTCGCCAACAATTGTGCTGACATCCGATAGGGGCTAGGCTGGAAATCAATCGCGTTACTGCCCGAAAGGGTTGCAGTACGCGCTTGCCAGATTTCAACAGCGATCATTAAAGCTGCATTTTGTACTGCGGCATCTGTAGTCCAGTCCACATAAGTTGTAGCTGTAACTGTGCCAAAAGGTTGAACTGGATGCTCTACTTCTGGATTAATGTTGTTGCCAGTAATTGCGTAAGTGATTGAGTAATCGCCTACTCCAGTGAGAGTCTTAGATCCGTTGTGATGTGAACCATTGCCACCGATCACAACTGTCTGACCTACATAAAAGACTTTCTCTACCTTGTCCTCAAAGTAAAGTGTTCCTGTGTGTGCTGTGTTGCTGTGTGAGATGTTATAGGTGACATTAGTCCAGAGCATAGGCAGTAGAACTGCATCTGAAGCATCGCATACTTCCTGAAGGGTTGCATCGGGATACAGCGTACCGACTCCGAGTGTTGAGCGGAGTTCTGCGACTGTTGTAAGACTCATCCCGATTCCTTTCTAAAGACTCTGGGGAGTAGAGGGCTACTACTCCCCAGAGCGACTTAGTAACCTATTAAGCTAGGTTGTACTTGCGAACGCCTTTACCTGACTTAGCAAGGTAAATTGCTAGGTATCCGTAAAGGTTGATTTCGATTTCGCCTGATGTTAGAACATTTACGCGAAGCTGTGTTGTTGGGCTTTCCCATGTGTACACAGATGATGGAGCAACCAAGAACGCTGAGTTATCGATTACGCCAGAAGTTGTGATGTTGTGATCCACGATCAAGTCAGTTCCAAGAACTCCACCAACCACAGATGTCGCTACTGCGTTACCTGATGCGTTGTATGTTGCGCCTTGTGCTGAAAATAGAGCTCGTCCAGTGGTGTCCGCGTATCCGGCAATTGCAGCCCATTGGTCTGTTGAAGCAACAAGCTTGTTAGCGAAATCTCCGCCAGTTCCCTTGTATGCTGCTGCGCCTTCTACTGAGATGAATGACTGCAAGCCAGCTGCTGTTGCTGCTGTGCCTGTTGCTGTTGTTCCGTTAGCAACGAAAGCTGCTAGAAGTGCTGCATCCGTAGCCTTCTCGTACGCTTTTCTGAGCTCAGCCATCATCAATTCCATAAAGGCGGGCGAAGATCGGTCGACGAGCTCAAAACTGACTCGTTGTAGCCCTGAGAACTTCTCAATTGAGATAGTGTCATAAGCAGAAGTCATGCCTGTCTCAGATGGTGCTGAACCTTCGTTTGTGTCTGCAACTGTTGGAGCAACATCTGGAGTGCTCGCATTGGTATATAAACGAGGCACTGTGAATGACATCCCGTCAATTCCTGCAAGTGATCCGCGTGTTGCAGCTTCGAACGCTGGACGGCCTGTAAAGGTGTCAGTGATGAAAGTGTTTAGGTGAGACGGCAAAGTCAAACCTGTATTTGTAGAAGTCGAATCATCAGCTGCGCGAACTGTGCGACGAGCTTCGTCATCGCCTAGTGCTGCCTTCATGCTTGCTTCTAGGTATTGTGCTGAACTGATTGGTGCTACGCGCTCGCGCACGAATGTAGTAGTCGCAGTAACAACAGGACGAGCAGCTTCAACCGCTGCTGCCTCTACTGGTGCTGCAACTGTCTCTGGAGTATTCTCCACAGCTGTCTCGCTTTCTGTTGGTTGGATTTCTTCTACTGCTTCTGGAGTTTCCTCAGCAGCAACATCGATAACTTGAGCAGACTTGAAAGCCGGCTCTGTTACCAAACTTACTTCAAACAATTTAGCAGCGGATACGAACATCACATTGCCTTTTTGCTTTGACTTGATTACTTCTACTCCAACTGAAAGGCCAGACTGCAAGCCTTCTTCAGCAAGGATCAAAGCCTCAGTGCCACGATTAGATCGTGAAATTTTGAATGATGCGTAGATGCCATCTTCATCAACTGTGAATGATGTTGCCTTACCTAAAGGCTGCTTCATGTCATGTTGGTTTAATAGTTTGATGGTCTTAGGATCTTCTGGAAGTGCAATTGCGCCCTTCTCAAAGACCACTTTACCTGCTGAAGTGTTGCCCACTTCGCCTGTACCTGCTGGCACGATCTTGCCTGAGATAGTGCGATCTTCTACATTCGCAGTTAGTTCAGACGAGAAAGTCAGGATCTGATTTTCCATTATTCGATTCCTTCGCTTCCATTGGGTGTTAAATCTTCCATCTCCATGGCTTGTTCAACTGTGATCAAACCTAGAGACAACATCTTCTCAATTACTAGCAAGCGTTCCATTGGCTCTACTGCCAAGAACGATGAATCGACATCAAAGCGAACAGCGTTACCGCGAGCTGTAATGTCATCCATTGAGAGACGATCTTCGATAGCGCAGACATAAGGTGCAAGGCTAAGTGAGAAGAATTGCTTACGCTCATCTAGAACATTGGCGTAAGTCATTGAGTTATTGGCTTCTGCTGAAAGCATGTAAGCAGGGATGTTGCATAGACGAGCAATTTCTGTTGCCAAGAATTGCTGTGCTTCGTCGTACATCATATCTTTTGGAGAGAATGATGTCGGTTGATACTCAAGAGTAGATGTTAGATAAGCAGTGCTGCGATTATTGCGGGCGTTCTTCCATGCAGCAAGTAAGCCAGCAACTTCTTTAGGATCTAGGTCAGCCCCGTTGTTCCGAAGCACTCCGGACGGCATTGGTGTTGAGGCTGCTAACACTGCTGCTTTGCGAAGATCAATTGCAGCTCTAATTGTTTCAGATCCGCGTTCTAAAATACCTTCATCAAAAGCTTGGAAGGTTACGATTGAGTTTAATCCTGATTGTGGTACGGCAACTGCATCGATAAAGTATTGAGTTACTTCCATACCGTAAAAGTCCGTTGTAAATGTAACTTTGACATTTGGAATCCAACGGAATCGAGATGGACGGCCATCCTCTGCATAAACTTCTGTTACTTGCCAGTAAGCCACGCCGTACATCAATAATGAATCAACAGTCCAAGCCATTGTGACAGATCGTGGCTGATTGATTGCTGGTTGATCAACCCAGATTGGGTTTCCTAATTCTTCACCTGTTGATTTACGGTAAAGGTTTAGAGGCATGCCACCGATAACACCGCTGAGAAGGTTGCGGCACTTTGCAACAGATGGCACTGACATTGCTTCATTGCGTTGAACGCGTGGGAGCACATAATTGTAAAGAGAGCTTAAGTTCTCTCCCATAATACTAGGGGCGTATTGCGCTAAAAGCGATGAACGCTTATCTTCAGAGATTGCTTCAGTTTTGCGAAATAGACCCATAGTCATAAAGGATACCATTTGTCAAACAATTAGACAATATGATAGGGCGTGTCTAAGTATAAATTTGAGGCTTAGGCTGAGGGATCATCAACTTAGAAACCGCCATGGCAATGCCAATAGGGGCTGAGATGTCACCGGCTGACTTTCGCTTAATTATGCGCCACGCGCTGTCATTGACCTTAGCTGCGCAGTTATTCATCTGCTGGATGAACTCTGCCTGCCCATTATGAACAACCCGATGATTAACCAAGCCTTCTAGTAGATCGCCACAGGCTTTATAGAACTGCTGGCCGGATACATCCTCAACAACTACGCCTGCATTTGACAGGCGATCTGCGATTGTTTGTGTGGCGTACTTGTCATAGCAGACTAGGCGCGGCTTGTAGATGTCGCACCAGTCTTTAATCTTCTTAGCCATGGCTAATTCATCGATTGCTACCTGTGAGCTGAAAGTCTCTAGGATTCCAATACCGATGCGGCCATCTGGCAATAACTGGCCAGCTACTAGGCTGCCATTGCGACGGCTAGGCGAAACATCGAACCCGAAGATTGTATAAGCACCCACTGACATCTCTAACTCACTATCAGAGGTTTCCTCCAAGATCCCATGAGGCCACGGGCTCGACAGAGAATCGATCCATTGACACAGGGTCTCTGTACGGGTGTTTTCAATAGGCGATGTAGCAATGGCTTCTTCAATCGCCTCTTCTGTGATCGTGTATCCCAGAGACGGGTTAGCCAGAGCCCATGCATTTCGATCGTCTATTTTGCAATACTGAGGTGCTGAGTACTCGTAGAATCCGAAAGACTTGGGTGGATAATCTATGGCGCGCTCTCGTAAGTCATTGAGTACAGTTGAGAACGCATCTCCAGCATTAGAGGTAAGAAGCGTTTGAGAATTTGGGTGAGCTCTAGTTGTAGGAGTAGCAGCTCTAAATCCATCTTCTGTGATCTCTCGGACTTCATCGATGTAGAGCAATCCATTGACGGATCTACCTCTAGAACCGTCTCTAGTTGCTGCAACGACATCAAGCCTTGCTCCAGATAGCATTTCAATGCTCTCAGTTCCGTTAGCGTGTCGGATCTGTTTAACGAATCCTTTAAGGTGGTCATTGGTCTCCAATAAGCTAGTTACTTGTCTGAAGGTGTCTAAGGCCATGCTTCTGTTAGAGCTCATAATGAGGACATTGGTGTTCCACTTGATCAAGTGTGCCAAAATCAACATACGCGCTAGGTGTGTCTTGCCATTCTGCCGGGCTACCAAAATGAGGTTCGTCTTACGAATCCACATGCCTTTTTTATCAACAGTCAGCATATCTTTAAGCACAAATTCCTGCCAAGGCATTAGATCCATCTTAACGATAGCGCACAGGTCTTTGACATCTTGCAACTTGTTTTCGCCCCTGAGAAGTGGACTGTGAAGCCTTGGTTTAGTTGCCCCTCGTAGGGCTTTGCTCTTTCTGGGCTTATTTGTCATTGATCTGGGTTAGGCCGGATCTTAAAAGGACTGTCCAGCATCGTCTCGGACTGCATCGGGGAGGTATAGCCTGA